CATCCCCCGGTCTTAGAGAATTTACAACTGACTGGACAAATGGTCAAGAGTGGTTTCTAAAAAAGTACAGCAAGTACGTTGGTAAAACAGTACAAATTTAGTTGATTCTTAACAATAGGTTACTATTATAAGTGGGATGGGTAAGCTAGATCTCGACTATTTTGAAAACGTGTTGATGTATAATGCGTTAACAGATAGTGGCTATTTGTCAACTATAACGGATATTGTACAACCAGAATATTTTAAGAGTAAGGATATTGCAAGTGTCTTTACTATCATTAAAGAATTTAATGAAAAGCGTAACCAGCTACCAACTACTACAGAGATTAAGCAGTATCTGGTAACAGATGATCAGAAAGAATCATTTAAACGATTAGTTACTTCTTTTTCAGATATTGATAAGAATATCAATAAAGATGAATTAATTGAAAACACTGAGCAATTCCTAAAAGAGAAAGCAGTATATCATACGATGCTAAAAGCGGCAGAAGATATATCTGCTGGTGATGTTGATACTACAGTAATTTTAGACAAGTTTGAAAAGAGTTGTAATATTAGTCTGGTTACTGATTTAGGTTTAGGTGTTAAAGCTAATATAGATGATATTATTGAGGATCTTACTACGGTAGAAGATAAGATACCGAGTACGTGGGAATGGTTAGATGATTCATTGGATGGAGGCTTTTTACAAGCAGGTAAATCGTTATATGTTTTTGCAGGTGAAACTAATATTGGTAAGTCTATATTTTTAGGTAATGTAGCCTCTAATATTGCTAAACAAGGTAAGAATGTGCTATTAATAACATTAGAGATGTCTGAGTTACTATACGCAAGACGTATATGTACTAACATTTCTAAGATACCAATGAAAGAAATGGCTGTAAATGGAGCTTCATTAAGAGCTGCAGTAACAGAATCACCAGGAAATATGTATATTAAAGAGTTTCCGCCCTCAACAGTTACTCCTAATCAGATTAAAGCGTTTTGTAAGAAGTTTCAAGATAAAGGTATTAAGTTGGATGCAATAGTAATCGATTATCTTAACTTAATACATTCACCTATAGGTAATAATTCGTATGAACGTATTAAGAACGTTACAGAACAAATACGGGCTATAAGTTACGTATTTAATTGCCCGATTATCTCAGCTACCCAGTTAAATAGAGCTGGATTCGATCAAGATAATCCAGACTTAGCAACTATATCTGAATCAATTGGATTAGCTGCTACTGCTGATGTTATTATGTCTATTTTCCAGAACGATGAAGATAGAGACTTAGGTATTATTAGGTTAGGTATGATGAAAAACCGGTATGGTCCTCGAGGAATGACACAACCTATGCGTATTGATTACTCAACACTAACTATTGAACAAGCAGATGATATTGATTTAGAAGAAGATGATTCAATGCTTAATACGTTGGCTGGACTTTCTAGAAGCACTTAGTAAATACATATGTGCATATCATTATCTTTACAGATACCGACCTTGACGGCGCTGGGTCAGCGTTGTTATTGAATAGACTATATAAAGGGCATGATGTAATTACGGTTGAAACAACGGAAGCAACGATACTTAATGAATTTAAGAGTAGATGGAATACATTAGATCATTTCGATAAAATATTTGTATGTGATTTATGTTTGAATGAGGAACAAGCAGAAGCAATCAATAGAGACAATGTTGTTGTAATTGATCATCATGAGCTACATGTACCGCATGCAGTAAAGTATACGAGAGCAAAATCTATTGTTACGGAATATACATCGTGTACAAAATTAATTGCAGATAAATTTAAAACAAAACTTAATTTAGATAAGCAGCTTGAATCATTAATAGCTCTTATAGATCAATATGATTGCTGGTCTTTTGACTTTCCTAATGAATTGGAACCAGCCCGTTTAAATGCAATATATTATACTTACAATAAGCCTAAGTGGGAAAAGTTTGGTAATGCGTTTGGTAATGGTCTTCGAGAATATAATTTACATGAAAAAAATTCGATAAAATTATTTTTTAAGAAGTTTGCAGAACAATTAACTAATCCAAAGTTTATAGGTAATGTAAAGAATTATAAAGTAATATCAACATTTGTTACATCTCATGTTAACGAAGTTGGTCATTATCTAGTAAATAAATATGACGCTGATATTGCAATAATGGTTAACTTAGAAAAGCATTTTGTATCATTTCGAAAAGATACCAATTGTAAAGCAGATTTATCTGTATTAGCAACAACTTTATGTGAAGGTGGCGGTTCACATAAATTAGCAGGTGGTAAACTAACTGAGAAATTTATGAATTTTTCTAAACCCTTTCAACCAGTATAATGCAACAACCCAATATACCATCACCTTCGAGGGATATTACAAAAAGAGAACTTGATCATTTATTACTTTGTTTTTGTACCTTTTGTTGCTTACTAAAAGGTAAGAAACTATCACTACAAAACATTTTTGTATTGGTATTGAAAGAAGAAAAAATAAGAAAGGTACTTAAAACCCTTTTAACAGTTGATAATGACTTTGAAATGGTTAAAATGTTTATAGATTTTGAACCTCAGATAGCTGAGTCAAAGTATATTACTAAATATTTAAACCAAAATAAGCGCATATTTCAAAATGATAACTGATCGAGAAAAGAGCATATACAATAGTTATCTATATGCTACTCGCTCTGTACAAAATAAACCAACTCGCTTTAGGAAAGACTTTACAAAGTTAAAGGATAAAGACTTTGTATCTCTTAAGAAGCTTTCCGCTTTTTTTGCTAAACATAACCATATCAACTATCAAGATTGGTTCTTAGCACCATTTGAAGTATATTCGAAAGATGAATATTTCGACTTAAAGTTTTTTAATTCGCGGAAAGCGTTAAAATGTTATTCTCTTTATATGAAAGAAAAGGAGATGTCTGATCCTGATAGTGATAATACTATTGAATCAGTTAAAGAGGGATTTAGATATGTAGCAAAGTATTGTATAAAAAACTTCCTTACAATAGATGAGTATACTAAACATTATACTAACAACATGCCTACATGCCTCTTGCATTTACAAGAACATAAGCTAAACTTTTATACATTACATGCCCTTGAAGTTGAACCTACTATTAAAGCAATTGAGAAAGATGTGCTTGACTTCATCGTTAAAGATTTTCAAACAATTTTCGCAAATACGCGAACAAAATTCTACGGCTCAGCAATATTAAAAGCAAAAGCCAGAGAAACAAAACTAAAAGTAAAACTAATAGTTGCAAATAAAAAATAATAAAATAAAATTAAAAATATGAGTGCGTTTAATATGTCTATGTTCGAAAGTATCAAAGGTGCGTTGGCTTCCAGTAGTGAAGGTAAGTCAAAGTTCTCTGAGATTATGCAAACCAAACCTGGTAATACTTATACAGTAAGACTTCTACCTGATGGTAAGTCTCCTGTAGATACATTTTTCCATTATTACAATATGGGATGGAATTCATTTGCTACTGGTCAATATGTTCAAGCTTTGAGTCCGCAGACATTCGGTGAACGTTGTCCTATAAACGAAGAGCGATTCCGTTTGTCACGTACTGGTACAGATGAAGAAAAAGAAAAAGCATCTGCACTTCGTCGTACTGAAAAGTGGCTTGTGAATGTATATGTGGTTGATGATCCGACCAACCCGGAAAATAATGGAAAGGTAAAGATGCTTCGTTACGGTAAACAGATTCAAAAGATTATTACTGAGGCTATTGAAGGTGAAGATGCATCAGAGTTTGGAGCTCGTATCTTTGATCTTAGTGATGAGGGGGTTAGCTTTAAAGTTAAATGTGAGCAGCAAGGAGATTATCCTACATACGTTTCTTCTCGCTTTACTTCAGCTGGTAAATTAAACTTTACGGAAGAAAAGCAGAATGAAATATATGCTCAGACTCATACTCTTAAGGAAACGTTTCCGATTAAATCTACAGATGAACTTACAGTAATGCTTAATGAACATTTTCACTGTAAANCCGATGAACCGGAAGTTACACCAGCTTCTCCGGGAGATACACCACCATGGTCACAGCCAGG